ACCCTCAGCCAGTTTCCGGGCCTGATGAACAAGCGCGTTGGCATTCTGCTCGCAATGGAAGAATACGAGAAGAAGGACCAGGGCGGCCGACCGACTGGCGAAACCGGCTGGAGCGTGCGCCTCAACGCAGTGTTCCAAGCCGACACGGAACTGACGGCCTCCGAGATTCTGGACCGCAAGACGACGCCGCTGAAGCTGCCGCAGCTGGTCGCCGCCCTGAAGGATCGCCCGCTGAAGAAGTCCGCGGCATCGAATAGCGGCGGCCATATCAAAGACGAGAACTTCGGCGGCTTTGAAACGATGCCAGACGAAATTCCCTTCTGACCGCATTTGACCGCGTCGCCGGCCCGCGCCGGCGTCAGCCAGGAGACCTCACATGCAAGAGTTCACAGACTGGTTCGACAAGAGCATAAAGCCGCGCCACATCGGCGTGTACGAAGTGCGCCGCAAGCCGAACGGCAAGACCATCTTTCGCCTGTTCAGCTACTGGACCGGAAATCGTTGGTCATACACGGCACAGACGCCACATGGTGCCGAGTCGTGCAAGCACCGTCCGAGCAGTGAAGCAGAGCGCCATGGCGGCTTCGAATGGCGCGGCCTGCGACGCAAAAAAATTTGACCGCTAAGGATACCGTCATGGTATCTTTACGCATGCACCGATACCGCAGAACAGACAATTAAAAGGAACCGAAATGAACGCGCCACTGTACCAGTTGACCGGCGAGCTGCTGGCAATTCGCAACGACTTGATGGATGCAGGTTTCGACGACACGACCATCGAGGACACGCTTGAAGGCTGCGCCGAGGACTTCGACAAGAAGGCTGTCGGCTGCGCCCTGATCTCGCGCGAAATCGCCGCTAACGCAAAGATGATGCGCGACGCAGCCGCAGAGATCGTCGAGCGCGCGCGCAAGTGGGAAGCCCGCGCCGAGCGCCTGGAAGGATACCTGCAACAGAACATGAAGTCTGCGCAACGCCTGCGTATCGAAAACCCGCTGGTGACGATTGCCCTGCGCGAAGGCCGCGACAAGTCGGTCGAAGTTGTCGATGCAGACGCGGTGCCGCAGCAATACATGCGCGTCAAGACTGAGCCTAACAAGACCGAGATCAAGAAGGCGCTCGAAGCAGGCCAAGAGATAGCCGGCGCGCGCCTGATCGTCAAGGATCGGCTCGAGATCCGCGTTTAACCGAGCCCGCCATGCACACCATGATTCGCATCAAGTTCGACGCCTATAGCGAGTACGGCTCTGTGGATCATGGCTGCTGGTACATCCTGCGCACCGTGAACTATTCCCAAGTTTGCTGGTGCTGAAAACATTCACCAAAGAGGAGTGGAAATGGAGTTCGTCGCTTTCCCAAAAATCCCGCGCCTGAAGCGCGAAATCACGATCACCGAAAAGATCGATGGCACGAATGCGCAAGTCGTCATAGGTGAAGATGGATCGATTCGCGCCGGCAGCCGCACGCGCTGGATCACTCCGCAAGACGACAACTATGGATTCGCAAAGTGGGTCAGTGAAAGCCGCGACCAACTCATGGAACTAGGTCCTGGGCAGCACTTCGGCGAATGGTATGGCGCCGGAATTCAACGCCGCTACGGAATGGAGTCGAAGCGCTTTGCCCTGTTCAACGTCGGTCGATGGAACGCCGAGAACGTACCTGCATGTTGCGACGTGGTTCCGGTTCTCTATCAGGGGCGTTACTCCGACGAAGCCGTCGAGGAAGCGCTCGCAAAGCTCAGGAGTTTTGGTAGCGTCGCCGCGCCTGGATTCATGCGCGCCGAAGGGATCATCGTCTACCACTCTGCCGCACGCAGCCTGTTCAAAGTGCTGCTTGAGAATGACGAGATCCCGAAGGGTGTGTCGCAGGCGGCATGACTCAGCAAGAGTGCTTAAGCCGCTTCCTCGCCGCAGTGCGCGACGGGCGAAGCGGCCAGTTTGCGAAAGCCAGCGCAATTGTCGAGCGCGTGCGGCAGGCGGCAGGCGATGCAGCGGCTGAGCGGGCAAAGAAAGAGCTATGGGCGTTTATTAGGAGCGACCGAAAAGCATGAAAAAAGAAATCATCGGCGACGCAACGCTGTACTTAGGCGACTGCCGCGAGATTCTGCCGACGCTGGAAGATGTCGACGCGATCGTCAGCGATCCGCCATACGGCATGTCGTTCCAGTCAAACTTCCGAAAAGAAAAGCATATAGCCATTGCCAACGATGGCGATGTTGATCTGCTTCTGTGGGCCTGCTCACTTCAAGCAAGGCATTCGAAGTACATCTTCTGTCGGTGGGATAACCTGCAGGACGTTCCGCGCCCTAAAAGCATGGTTACTTGGGTAAAGAATAACTGGTCAATGGGCGACTTGCATCACGAGCACGCCCGGCAGACTGAGGTCGCGCTTTTCTACCCTGGCCCGTCGCACAAATTCCCGAAATCGCGCCCGACCGACGTTATTCACGCGCCGCGCACCGCGAACGAAAACCACCCTACCGAGAAGCCTGTTTTTTTAATGCAGGCAGTCATCGAATGGACAGAAGGCGTCGTTTTTGACCCATTCATGGGGAGCGGAAGCACGGGCGTCGCAGCGGTTCAGATGGGCCGCAAATTCGTAGGAATCGAAATTGAGCCGAAGCATTTCGAGACGGCGTGCCGTCGAATCGAGGATGCGCAGCGACAAGACTCGCTGTTTGGCATGCCCGCAGTCAAGAACGAACAAATGGGGCTGCTCGCATGACAGACCATCCATTATCCGGCGTTGCCCAATTCCTGACGCTTCCACTTCCGCCGTCGATTAACGCGTACTGGCGTAAGTCTCCGCGCGGCATGTACATCACGGCCGAAGGCAAAGACTTCCGCAAGCGTGTTGCCGAGATTGTTGCCGAGCGCAACGCCATCAAGTTCGGTGCCGCCCGGTTATGCGTGGCGCTGCATGTGAGCATGCGCGATCGACGCATTGCCGATATTGACAATCGTGTGAAGGCGGCGCTCGATGCGCTGACGCACGCCGGCGTCTATGACGACGATTCGCAGATTGACGAGCTGCTGGTATGCCGCGGCGAGATCGTCAAGGGCGGCCGGCTCGGCGTCATGGTGATGGGGGCGTGATGAGCGACAAATTAACGATCTTTCTCACGCCGAACAATCGCCGAATGGCAGCCGATGCTGTGCACAAGCGGCCGGACGGTCACATGCTCGTCTTGCAAGAGCGTACGCGCAGCAATCATCAAAACGCCCTGCTTCACCATCTTTTCGGCGTCGCCGCCAAACACGCCAAATTTCACGGCCGCACGCTAACGCCGACGCAATGGAAGGTTTTGTTCATCAGCGGCCATGCGATCGCATCGGGCATCGGCGCGGACATGATTCCCGGCCTTGAAGGGGAATTCGTCAATATTCGTGAGAGCAGCGCTCAGATGGGCGTGCGCCGAATGAATAGCCTGCTTGAGTACGTGCAGGCGTGGATGACAACCAACGACATCCCGCTCAGTGCGCCGCCCGGGTATGAGGATCTAGCAGCATGAGCGGCAAACTCAACGCCAACAGTGTGCGCCACGCCACGCGCAACAAGATCCTCGAACTGCTCAAGCAGGAAGCGCTGACCGCCAAGGAACTGGAAGCGCTCGTCGGCATCGCCGAGACCGGCGTGCGTCGCCATCTGCGCATGTTGCGCGCCGAGACGCCGAAGAAGGTCTATATCAGCGACTGGCACCGGATGGTCGGCAAGAGCGGATTGTGGGGCGCGGTGTACCGGGCCGGCGACAAGCGCGACAAGCCGCAGCCGGATCTGGTCGAAGCGCGCAAACAGGCATCGGCTCGTCACTACCGCAAATACGCTGGCGTGTACAAGGCGCGTAGGACTGCTTGCGATGGTCGAGCGCATCCGTTCGCCGGATTGCTGGCGGGGGCGCGATGAAGCGATCAGCACCGCTCAAGCCGAGCGCATTCAAGCGCAAGCCCGGCGGCTCGTTCAGCAGCTTTCGCAGCGCGACGAAGGAACTGGAGCGCAAGCCGATGAAGAAGCGCGCGCCGAAGCGGCCGACCGTCGCCGAG